TGCTCTATACATGGCCAAGTGGAAAGAGAAGAAAAAGGAGTCTCAGATCAGAAATGATTTTATGGCTTTTGTAAAACACGTTTGGCCTGATTTTGTAGAAGGGTCCCATCATAAAAAGGTCGCAAAGAAATTTAATGATATTGCAAATGGAAAAGTAAAACGTGTTATCATCAACATGGCACCTAGACATACTAAGTCTGAGTTTGCATCTTACTTACTTCCTGCATGGATGGTAGGTCGTAATCCAAAATTAAAAATTATTCAATCAACTAACACAACTGAATTATCTGTGAGGTTTGGTCGTAAAGCAAAACAACTTATGGATTCACCAGAATACAAAGAAGTATTTCAAACAAGATTAAAAGAAGATTCTCAAGCTGCTGGTAAATGGGAAACACAACAAGGTGGTGAGTATTATGCTGCTGGTGTTGGATCTGCAATCACTGGTCGTGGTGCTGACTTATTAATTATTGATGACCCACATACTGAACAAGATGCAATGAATGCACAAGCATTGGACAGAACTTATGAATGGTATACATCAGGTCCACGTCAACGTCTTCAACCTGGTGGAACAATTGTAATTGTAATGACAAGATGGAATGAAAAAGATCTTGCAGGAAGATTAATCAAAGCACAGAAAGAACCTAAAGCTGATCAATGGGAAGTAATTGAGTTTCCTGCCATCATGCCAAGTGGTGAACCCCTGTGGCCTGAATACTGGAACCTGAAGGATTTAGAAGCGGTACGTGCATCAATACCCCTTTCAAAATGGAATGCACAATACATGCAGAATCCTACAGGAGAAGAAGGAGCATTAATCAAAAGAGAATGGTGGCAAGATTGGGAAGGAGATATCCCGCCTCTTGAACACGTTATACAAAGTTATGATACAGCATTTATGAAAAAGGAGACTGCTGACTATTCTGCTATTACTACTTGGGGAGTCTTTACACCTAATGAAGATTCTGGAAAAGCATTGATATTAGTTGATGCAATCAAAGGAAGGTACGAGTTTCCTGAACTACGTAGAATTGCATTAGATCAGTATGGGTACTGGAAGCCTGAAACCGTAATCGTAGAATCAAAAGCATCTGGTCTTCCATTAACTTATGAGTTGCGAAAAGTCGGGATTCCTGTTATAAATTTCTCACCCTCAAAAGGTAACGATAAACATACGAGGGTAAACAGTGTTTCACCACTGTTTGAGTCCGGGAGAATATATGCTCCTAAAGAAATGGAGTTTGCACAGGAAGTTATCGAAGAATGTGCTGCGTTTCCATACGGTGACCACGATGATTTGGTCGACTCTATGACTCAAGCTGTGATGAGATTTAGACAAGGTGGATTGATTCAACACCCAGAAGACTATGAGGATGAACCACTTCCACAGAAACCGAGGACGTATTATTAATGGGACCACTTAGAATATTTTTAAAATCAGTAGAACGATTAGCAAGAAATGGTGACATCACAATTCAGGATGCTTACAGATTTGCTAAACAAGAATTCGGTGAAATTAGTGATCTAATGAAACTACAGATTAATAAAATTTTCAAAAACGTCGATGCACCAAGTATCAAGAAACCTGAGAGTAAAAATAACGTATTCACTTTAATTCCAAAAGACAAACTAAGACCTGCAAAGATGGAGGAACCACCGAGTCAGGCCTCAGGGCTTGAGAGCTTAAAAAATCCATTTAGACCTGGTGGTAGTTTGGATCAGGTAACAGGAATCACTAGAGCCTTAGCTAGAAGAATATTAGATAGAAAAGGAATTGAGATTGGTAAGAAAGATCCAATAGATGCTTTTGCTGATACTTTTGGTGAGGCAATTACTGATGTAAAAAATCTTGCAGAAGAAATGATTGAAATAGATCAAAGAGGTGGTGGCATGAAGAATATGGACGAGATGTTAGAAATAGAAGGTTTGTTTGATATTCAAGTACCTAAGAGTCCAAGTAAAGGATATACAAACAAAGAGATGTTAGATTTAATGGAAGAAGCAGAACAAGAAGATATATTAAAAAAGTTTGATCCAGAAGATAGAGAACCAAATGCAATGGGTGGTATTAATAGAACAACTTATGCAATGGGTTCTGGAGTTAAACTAGCTAAGTTTCTTGCTAAGAAGGGTAAAAATTTAAAACAAGAAATTAAAAAAGCGGTAGATAATATTTTTACAACGGATGATATTAAATATGATGCTGACGTTGCAGTCGATACGATGTTTGAAGAACTTGGTGTTGATAGAGATATGTTTGATCAAAAAGATGTATTAGATGCATATAGTATGGCATATAATGAACTTAAAATACCTCTTTTACAAAAACTTCAAAAACCTACAAAGAGTATTGAGTCAATGAAGAAGACTGGAAGCATAGATATTTCTGATCCAGAGATAGCAGGTGAGATGGATAGGTTTGCAAAACAAAATGACCCTGAAGGATACAGGAAAATGGAAGAAGCTATGAAAAAGGCAGCTGATGAAGCTCAACCAATAGAATATTTTTTAGGTACAAGGAAAAAGAACTCAAAAGGTGGCTTATCATATTTAATGGGGATGTAATGAAGATAGGTGAATATGAACAGATGATGGCCTATCTAACTCGTCCGGGTTTTAACGGCGGTGGCAGTGGTAAAAAACCGACTACAATAAAAGACTTAAAAGACTCAGGTAAGATTGTAACTGGTGATAAATATAAACCCAGTAACCCAAAATTAATTCAAGCAATCAGAGATTTTGAACTTAGAAACCCTCGTAAGAAAAATGATGAAGGTGGACCACAGATTGTAGAACCACCAAAGTCAATGCAGGTAGATACTACTACAAGTAATCCAATACCAGAATATAATATAGACGATTTTAAAGAAAGAGCAGACCTCCTGATCAAAGGAGCCTTAGGTGGTTTTCCAAAAGATGAAATGATTAACAAGTTACAGATAGAATTAGATAAGGTTCAGGAATCAGGGATCTTGAGCAAAGAAGAAGCAATTAATTTTATTAATCAAAGAACTCAGCAACTAAGAGAATACATAAAAGAAAATCCAGGTGAAACATTACCGGAATTAGAGACTAGAGAAGAATTTAAATATGGTACTGTACCGGGAAAAGGAAACTCAAAAATAAGTTATGATCCTGAAACACAAATTTACAGAAAAAAAGTTCAAGAAACTGTAGATGGTAAAAAGACATATAAATATATTTATTCAGAACCAGGTCAATCTTTAGAAGATTTCAAAAAAATAAAACCTGTAAGATCAACAGGAGCAATTGAGGCAACTGTAAGAGCGAGACAGTTTATAGATAATTGGACCAAAAGTTGGTTTGATAATAATTTAAAAAATTATGGAGTACAAGATTTTGAAGCAATGATAAGTGATTTAGCAAATGACTGGAACACAAGATTAGAATCAGGAGATGCTCCTAAAGCGTCTGCACAATTTAAATTATCAACACCAAAATTAAAATTGCCTAACATAACAAGTGGAAGAGATGTAACAATTAAGAAAGGTGGTATTAAACCATTTAACTATAATGATGTAACTTTTTATGCAAACTTAGAAGGTTCTGAAAAAGAGTTAGGTAAAACCTTATCTCAATATAAGAAAGTATTCTACAAAAATAAAATTGAAACAGATCCACAATTAAGATCAGGATTAAATAATTTTTTTGAATTCATGTCCAGAGATAAAAGAGGTTTATATAAAACTCTTGATGGAAAAACTATTAAAGATTTTATAAACACAGTAAGTGATGATGTTAAATATTTATTAAATAATAAATCTTCAGGTTTAGATAAAGCTGCTAAAAATGAAGTATTCAATGCTTACGATGATCTTGCAGATAATTATAATAAATTTACACAAGATAAAGTTAGACTAAAGGCAGTTCAAGCAGAAACAGAAGCTATAGCTAAGGCAGGAAAAAAGACGGCTGATCAATATAAAAAAGTTAAAGAAACTATTAAAAAACAAAATGATGTACTTGCTAAAATGCCTGTTGAAGATATAGCAAAAAATAAAAAATTACTTAACAGTGTTAGAATGTCTATTAATCCACAAACAGGTGAGGTTAGTTATACTAACTATACTGTAAATAATCCAAAAGGAAAAACTATGTCTAAATCTGTAAAACTAACAGATTTAGAATTAGCTAAATACATAAAACAAAAAGCTAAAGATAAAAATTTTTATGTGACTGAACATATTGGTAAGAAATCACTTAATAAAGCAAATCTTGCATATCCAAATAACATTCAGTCTGCTAATTATATGAGTAATGCCCAACTAGAAAACGCTAGAAGATTTTTAGAAATTCCAGAAAATAGAAATACACCTGCCGCACAAAATCTTGATAAAGCTTTAGAGCAAACAGGTTTAACAATTAGAGGTCCAGAATATGGAGGAAAACCTTATGGAAACAAAATAGATATTGTTTTTAATTCTGATACAGGAAGATCTAGTATTGTAGATAATCAAATATTTAAGAATGTAGGTAAATCTAAAACCAGCGGCATGTCACTTGGAGCAGCGGGCGATATTCCAATGGCAAAAGAAATTTTAACAAAAGATTTAGAAAAACTTAAAACTGTATTTGGATCTAAGGCTGCAAAACAAATAGCCAGTAGCGCTATTACAGTTCCTGGATTAAGTTCATTGTTTGAACTTCCTTTCATACCTGAATATCAAGAACTAGGTTACTCACCAAAAGAAATAGCTACACAACTGCTTACTGGTGGTATGGGTGTTCCTTTTAAAGATATTCAAGAGAGAGGAAAATTTGTAGAAGAAAAAGGTTTAGGTGAAGAATTACAAAGTGCATTAAGAAGACAGATGATACCACAAAACATTAGACCTGCTATGAATTTACCCGCTGACTTTGGAGCACCGCAAGAATTAACAGCATCTGAAAAACAAGCTATGGAAATTTTTGGAGGTGAAGCTCAAGACGTAATTGACGCAAGAAGAAAAATTCAAGCTGATGAATATAAAAGATTGCAAGAGATGACAGATTTTGATGATCCAATGTTTAGAGTTGGAGCAATGGGTGGTGGTATTATGAGATTGGGTTTCGCAGAAGGACCAGAAGATCCTGGTAAAAGAAAATTTATGAAGATCATGGGGGGTCTTGCAACACTACCTGTCGTTGGTAAATTTTTTAAAGCAGCTGAACCTGTTGCAAAAGTTGCACCTCAAGTTGTTGAAGGGGTAAAAAAAATACCACCATATTTTTTTAAACTTATAGATAAAATTAAAAAGTTTGGAAAAGATGAAACAGAAATATTTGCTAGTCAACCCAAAGAAAAGGTTACTACTTATAGAACTTCAGATGCAGATTATGAATTATATGAAGATTTAGAAACCGGTAGTACTCAAATTAAAATTAGAAAAGGAGATCCAGATGGTGGTAGTGGGTACAAAGAGCAAGAATTAACTTTGACTAAAGGTCAATCAAATGAAAGTGCAGGAGTTGTTCCAGATCAATATGATGAGTATACAGTTAGACCAGATACCGATGGTAAAATGAAAGATATTGATGAGGGACTAGAAGATATAGATGATTTAATAGAAGAACTTGGACCTGAAAATATTTCAGTAAAAGAGCTAGAAGATATGGGTTATGACGTGAATAGATTAGGACCAACTATAAAAAAGAAATTAGGAATTAAATAATGTATTCTAAAGGTAAAAAGAGTGGCCCACCACCTAAGTCCGGACCCATGCCTCAGGGCTTGAATATTAAGTATAATACTGTTAAAACAGTCAAACAATCTGGAGAAAAAATAAATGGCAGACAACATAGACAAATCGCTTCCAAACGAACCGCGTAAAGAATTTAACGTACCTGGAGAAGAAGAAATTAGAGAAGAAGTAGTTGAAGAGATTACTGAAGAACAAGAATCACCTGATGATGTAGAAGTCACAGAGAATGAAGATGGTTCGGTTGATATTAATTTAGATCCACAAGCTGCATCACCTGAAGGTGGTGATGAGCATTATGCAAACTTAGCAGATTTTTTACCAGATGATGTTTTAGGAAGAATGGCATCAGACCTTTCTTCTAAGTATCAAGAATATGTTTCATCAAGAAAAGATTGGGAAAGAACTTATACACAAGGTTTAGATTTACTAGGTTTCAAATACGATCAAAGATCAGAACCGTTTCAAGGAGCTTCAGGCGCAACGCACCCAGTTCTTGCAGAAGCAGTTACACAGTTTCAAGCATTAGCATATAAAGAATTATTACCTGCAGACGGACCAGTTAGAACTCAGATACTTGGATTACAAACTCCAGAAAAAGTTCAACAAGCAACTCGTGTAAAAGATTTTATGAACTATCAAATTATGGATCAGATGAAAGAGTATGAACCAGAATTTGATTCTATGTTATTCCACTTACCTTTATCAGGTTCAACTTTTAAAAAAGTTTATTATGATGAAGTGGAAGGACGAGCTGTATCAAAGTTCGTTCCTGCAGATGATTTAATCGTTCCGTACACAGCTACCTCATTAGACGATGCGGAAGCGATTATTCATCGAGTAAAAATTTCTGAAAACGAATTACGAAAACAACAAGTAGCAGGTTTTTATAGAGACATTGATATTGGAAAACCTGGTGACAAAGAATCTGAAGTCGAGAAAAAAGAAAGAGAACTTGAAGGAGTTTCTAAAACTGCAAACGAAGATGTTTTTACGTTATTAGAATGTCATGTTAATTTAGACATCGAAGGTTTTGAAGATGTTAATCAACAGACTGGTGAGCCGTCAGGAATTAAACTTCCATACATTGTAACTCTAGAAGAAGGGTCACGTGAAATATTATCAATCAAACGAAACTATGAAATTGGAGATCCAAAGAAAAATAAAATACAATATTTTGTACACTTTAAATTTTTACCAGGTTTAGGTTTTTATGGTTTCGGTCTAATCCACATGATTGGTGGACTGTCAAGAACAGCGACCGCAGCTTTAAGACAGCTCTTAGATGCCGGAACCCTGTCTAATTTACCTGCCGGATTTAAGATGCGTGGTATCAGAATCAGGGACGACGCACAATCAATTCAACCAGGTGAGTTCAGAGATGTAGATGCACCTGGAGGAAATCTAAGAGATTCATTTATGATGCTTCCGTTTAAAGAACCATCACAGACTTTATTATCTTTGATGGGTGTTGTTGTTCAAGCAGGTCAAAGATTTGCATCAATAGCTGATATGCAAGTTGGTGATGGTAATCAACAAGCTGCAGTTGGAACTACAGTTGCACTTCTTGAAAGAGGATCAAGAACAATGTCAGCAATTCACAAAAGAATTTACTCTGCTCTAAAAAATGAATTTCAACTTATGGCA